AATGGGTACGCCGGACGTTTCACCAAGCAGGCCTGATTCGTCGTACCACACCAGTGGTCTTGGTAGTGGTGGTGCGGGTAGCCCCGACATTACGCAGGGTCACGCTTTCCAAGGGAACAAGTACGCAGGCGGTCTTCCGAAAGACCACCCCCTCCACGACATACTGCACGAAGAAGGCTAGTAAGTATTTCCAATTCTCGGTGTAGTCTTTCTAAAGACGCGAAAGGATTTCTCGTATGATTCAAGTTCCAAACACCACGCCAGACGTTGTGACCTTTTACCAAAAGGGCCGTGACGAGGTGGCTGGGCGCATCGCTGGCGACCAGATTGCCAAGGCTGCCCGTATGGAAGTTGAGGCTCTTTCAGCAGTTGACAACGCCAACTTCCGTCTTGTGAAGGCCACCGAGCAGATGAAGGCCGCTGAAATCGCCTACTTCACTGCCGTTGAGAAGGGCGCATCGAACCGCGAAGAACTGCGCTCAATTTACAACAACACGCTCGCTGGCTACCGTGACGCTGACAAGGCTGCTGAAAAGGCTGTTGACGAACTGTCGCTCGTCAAGTCTGCTTTGGAAGGTCTTCGTGACATCGCCAAGCGTGAAGTTTCGGACACGGAGCGTCAAGACCTCGCTGAAAAGGGTAAGGCTATGCCCGACGGCTCCTACCCAATCAAGACGGTTGGCGACCTGAAGAACGCCATCTCGTCGTATGGTCGTGCCAAGAACCCAGATGCGGTCAAGGCGCACATCATCGCACAGGCAAAGGCCCTGAATGCGACTGACCAACTTCCCGAATCTTGGTCAGATTCCACCACCAAATCACTCCGAAAGGACGCGGCGATGGCCGATACTTACAACGAAGCAGTCCCGGCTGCGCTGAGGAACCTCTGCCCATCCTGTATGGGGCACGGCGAGGAATCTTGCCCCACCTGCAAGGGCGCTGCTGCCGTCTCTGACGAAATGGTTCTGGGTTCGATTTACGACTACCCGGACAACCCGGAACACCCGATGATGAAGAACGCTTTCAGCACCGAGGCGTTGCTTACCCGTGACTTCCAAAAGTCGGCTGCCTACCAGAACTACATCTTCACCAAGGGTGGCGAGGGTTCTGGCGCACAGCCCGGTCACCCGTTCAACGGCAACCAGTACACCGGTGGCGTTTCCACCTCTGCTCGTGGCATCAAGGAAGGCTGGAAGTCCAAGATGGCTCGCTACGCCAAGGCTGCCGAAGGCCACCTCGCTAACGGTGTCAAGGCAATGGCCGATGGTCGTGCGCTGAAGGCTGCTGGCCAACACGCTGCTGCTGCTGCCAAGTTCTTGGAATCCAAGGGCCACTTTGAAAAGGGTGCTGGCGCACACTACGGAATCAGCACGGTTCTGAAGGAACACGCTGACCACCCGGACGTGAAGTCGGGCAAGAATATGCCTGCCGGTGTCCAGTCCCAAGGCTTCCACTACGGCGAGGCTGACCGCATCCGTACTGACCTGAAGGCTGGTGCTGCGTACCAAGCCGACCTCGCAAGTCGCAAGGCTGCTGGCCAGTAAATCCACACATTGTCGTAGCAGTGCCACTACTGAAATCCCGAAGTCTGGGATAAAGTAGTGGCACTTGCTATTTCTAGGAGAACTTATGTCTTCCGATGGTCAAATTCTTTCGTGGGTCAAGTTCGCTCGTACATTTGAAATCCACAAGGCCGGAGATGCTTCTGGCTTAATTGACTGGTACGAAGACGGTGCTGATGGCCAGATTGACTGGGGCCAGCCCGGAGACTTTGAGCAATGCGTCGCTATTGCTGGAAAGTATATTGACAACCCCGAAGGCTTTTGCCAACTGCGTCATATTGGAGCAACCGGGGAGCCAGCAGGCCACGCCGAAAGTGAAATCTCCAAAGCCGATGACGATACCGACTACACGGGCATCATTTCTGACCGCAAGGGCGAGCCAGCGAACAAGAAACTCTACAGCCGGGTCAAGGCAGACGCAAAGAAGAAGTTCGATGTCTACCCATCAGCAGTCGCAAACGGCTGGGTTGTCCAAGAGTACAAGCGTCGTGGTGGAACCTACAGGAAGCCTGTAGCAAAGTCAGAATCCTTTACCCCTCCAAAGGGCGTTCAAGAAGCAGCGAAGAAGGCTTTGGCGTGGATGAAGGATGGAAAGGCTGGCGACGGATTCACCTCAGTGGGCCGTAAACGAGCCTCAGACCTCGCCAACGGCCACGCTGTGTCTATGGACACCCTGAAGCGTATGAAGGCCTATTTTGACCGTCATCAGGGCGACAAGGATTCACCACACTGGGATGAGCCAAGCCCCGGCAAGGTGGCGTGGTATGCGTGGGGTGGCGATGCTGGCTACTCGTGGGCCAAGTCGGTTGTGGGCAGTGAAATCCAAAAGGGCGACTTCCTCGGACACATCTTCCACGGAAATCAGTTCACGGGTGGAGAAGCGTCAGGCCGTGCTGAAAAGTTGTCTTCCAAACTGAGCAAGAAGACCTACATTGACCCGGCATCGGCAGGCCCACTCATCAACGAAGCCAGAGACATTGCCGACATTCACCAAGACCGTTGGAAGCAAATCGTCTCATCCATCCATAACGTCCCAGAAGGCTTGCAAAGCGACAAGGCTAGGTTCCTCTCGTCGCTCGCCAGTGACCAGTGGCGGGCCTACTCAGCCAATTCAGCAACGGCAGATGCTATCGAAAAGTACCTGCGGGCTGGGAAAAACTTCAAAATTGTTCCAGCATCAGCAGCGAAGGCAGCAGCAGCCAGCGCACAGGCCGACAAGTCGTGGGAACGAAACAAGGACTTCATCAGCACCAACACGGGCCAACTCGCTCTCACTAAGGGAGATGACCCCGGCCACCCCTTTCGTGGGAATCAGTGGACAGGTGGCGAAGGCAACACTGCCCCGGACAATAAATCACCACTGGAAGGCGTGAAGCCAAACCCCACGAGCCAAGACTTGGGAGAACGAGTTCTCACTCCAAAGGGCGATACAAGGGAAGACAGAAGGCAGTTTGCCGTCAAAGTGCTGAAAAGCCTGAACGACGGGAAGCAACCCGTCATTGACGAGAAGAACTTGGAAACTTTTTTTGAGGGGATGAAGGGTGGAATCGGCCACGAGTTCCTGAAGTCCGACATTACGGAACTTCGCATTGACGGAACACGGTTGATGGGCAAGGACGGTCTGGGCATCGCACGAGTGGATATGCCTCAGGTGGAAACCGAACAACGCCCACAGTTCCTCAGCGACTTGGAGAAGAACAACGGCGTGACGGCAACCAAGGAAGACGTTGACCCAACTACCTTGAAGCCCGTGCAGAAGGAAGTGTTTGCAGTGAAATCTGCTGCCATCTTCCGGTCTTTCAAGGACAGTGCCATCCCGGACAAGATGAGGATTCTCATTTCCAAAGATGGCTACGTCCTTGACGGTCACCACACTTGGGCAGCAGCAGTTGGCATCCACTTCCACAACGGAGCCAAGATGCCTGTCTACCGACTGTCGGTGAACCACGGCGAAGCGTTGAAACTCACCACCCAGTGGGCTAACGCCAACAACGCCGAGAACCAAGGGCAAGGGAAGCCGACGGCAACCAAGAAGGCACTGGACTTCATCACTTCGACGCTCCTTTCCGAGTACTTGTTCTTCAAGGGGGACTTGCAGGGTCACGTCTTCCGAGGCAACCAACATTCCAAAGGTGGAATCGTTCGATTCGACCCTTACAACGCCCTCTTTACGGCTCACTGCGCTTCAGGGCATCAGAACACTGTCAGGGTGCCAGAGCAGTGGATTGGTAGAAACGCAGACGGTTCGTTCAACGGCCAGTTCGTGACCGGTGCGCCGGTGTACGTCTGCTCTACCTGCTCACGCCCCATTGACAACCGTTGGCAACTCGTGAACGGCCAGAAGCCAGTATCACCACCTCCAACCCCGACTGGTAGCCTTTACCTTGGGTTCGGCCAGTCACCGAAGAACTACGTCAAATAGGAGCAGCGATGAAGGCTAGAGACATTTTCACCAACCTGAAGAAAGACGCAACCCCGGCTCCCGAAGCCAAGATGCTCTACTTCTACAACGTTTCGATGCCCGAAAACGGTTGCTACGGGACTGCCACGCTGGAAAACGGCGTTCTGACTGCCGATGAGGGAACCGCAGCCAATATGGTGCAGGCCATCCGTGACCGTGCAGCCAACGACGGGATGGACAACTTCACGGACAGTGAAATCTACGACTACCTGAACGGTTGGAGCAACGGACTGATGTTCGCCACCGACGAGCCTACGACGTGGACAGTTGACTAATGGACTGGAGAAGCATCACCACAATTCTGAAAGGTGATGTACCCGGACACGACTTTCACGGTAATCAGTGGGTCAACGAAGCCGGTGGGTTCAACGTCAAGGGCAACAAACCCCGTGGTGGTGGAAAGAAGCCCAAGGCAGCAGTTCGTCAGCCAGCAGCCCCAAAGAAGCAACCAGCCCCACGCCCTGCCCCTCAGAAGCCAGCAGCGAAGAATCCAAAGCAGCGTGACCTGAACAGCGTGTTGTTGTCCATCATCAACAACCACCTCAATGCTCAGAAGCAGCCGACATCAACGCCTGCCGACTACGCCCCATCACCAAAGGAAGCCAAAGAGCCACCCTTTAAGCCGGGCAAGGGATTCTTACCCTTCACCAGTGAAAAGATACAGAACAACGATGAATCTCTGCATCTCGGTGGAGCGCAGCAAATCAAGATGGGCAAAGTCACCTTCGATGACGGCTCCAAGGGTGTAGCGAAGACCATCGGGCAATGGAACGGGATTCCAGCAGAAGAAATGGCGAAAGCCGAAGTGCTGTCATCCAAAATCGGACAGGCTATCGGTGCGCCTATTCGTGACTGTATCGGCGTTCCCGGCCAAAAGGATGCTGTAATCCAGCCGTGGGTGCAGGGCGAGACGTGGGCAACTTGCTGCGGGCCGATGGCAATGATGCGGAAAGAGAACTTTAACCCCGGCACTGGCGACCCCGACGGGTACCCGCCCCAATTCCGTGCAGCCCTTGGTGAAATGCGCCTGTTCGACACAATGGTCGGCAACGGTGACCGACACTGCGAGAACGTGATGGTCACGAACACCAACCCGACTGCCTTTGAGCCGTTCACAAAGAAAGACGGCTCCCAAACCGTTCGCCTGAAGCAGGGATTGACCATTGCCGACGCAATCACCCCAGATTCCAAACTGGTCGGCATTGACCATTCGCTGGCGTTCCGTTCCTTGTTTCCACCAAGTTCACGAGAACTCCAAAGCGTTGTGACCCAGTACAGCATTAAGCCGTCCCGATTGAACCAAATCAACAAGTCCCTGAAGTCTCTCATCAGTGGTGGAACCCTGAACCAAGAGGAACTTCCAAAAGTCAAGGTAATGCAAGCAACACTGGAGCAGGCTTTCCCCAAAATCATCAAGTAGTCTTTAAATGGGTGAAATGGTATGAACTTCCGACAAATTCTCGAAATCCTTAAAGGTGACGTTGTAGGTCACGAATTCCACGGCAATCAGTGGATTAACGGTTCAGGAAAGTTCAATGCAGGTGGTGGAAAGCCCCGACCAGCAGCGAAGCCGAAGCCTGCCGGTCAGCGCAGGGCAGCCGCGCCAAAGCCAGCACCAGCCCCACGCCGTGTTGCAGCCCCCAAGCCCCCGGCTCCTACCCCACCACGCCCCGAAACACCAAAGCCAACTCCACCGCCAGTAAAACTCCCTGAGCCTCAGCAATCCCTGAAGCCAGCCGTCAAGGACTGGAATGAACCCGGCCCCAAGGTTCTGGCCACCAACGAAATTGCTTCCTACGACAAGAAGTTAGGTTCCAAGGGTGGAGCGCAGAACACTGGACTGCAACTCGTCACGATGAAGGATGGCAGTGCCGGTGTGGTGAAGGGTCTAGCAGAATGGGGAAAAAATTCCCCAAAACAACTTGCTAAGGCCGAAGTCGCTGCTGGAAAAATCGGCGCAGCGATGGGTATTTCAATTGCCAAGGCTGAGCCGGTTCCGGGTGAGCCGAAGAAGATTGTGATGCCCCTCATCAAGGGTGAAACAGCATTTGACAGTTTTGGAGCAGACAATGTTTCATCGGAGTGCAACCAGCAGCGAAACGAAATGTACTTTTTCGACAAGTTGATTGGCAACGGTGACCGTCATTTTGGAAACTTTATGTACACCAATCTGACCCCCCGCAACTGGGTCACTCAGGATAGCCAAGTCGTAGCGATTGACCACTCGCTTTGCTTGGGAAACGCCCGTCACGAGCCTTTTCCACCACAGTCCTCCGACCTTGTGCAATTTGCTGTGTTGAAGCGCATAAACTCCGATAGGTTGACCCAGATGTACACCGGCCTGAAGGATTTGCAGGCAGCCAAGAACAACACCACCTTTGAAAAAGATGCTGTTGATAAGTGCGTCGGAGTAATGGAAAAGGCGTTCCCCTTTGTCACTGGCAACGACCCAACTGCGAAGAAGATGTACGACAGGATGGTCTAGTGACGTTCCAACCGAACTTTGTTAAATTCACCAACACTGACGTAATCGGAACGGAGCCTTTGGAAGGTCGCTTCAAGGGGAACCAGAACGACGGTTTCACCTACGTCCGGTTTGCCGATGGCTCTGGTGGCATCATCAAGACGATGAAGGACTGGGTTGGCAACAAGACCGGCAGGCTCTACCCTGCTGAAATCTTGGCAGCGCAGGAGTACTTGGCATCGCTGGTGGGCGAAACAATGAACGCCCCGGTTAGGGACTGCCACTTTTACGGCTCTGGTGCCAAGACCGTCATTATGCCGTTCATCGTCGGCCAGACTGGTGAAGAAGCCGGGCAGACCGAGTTGCCGGAGAACGCTCAGGGAACAGCACTGAAACTGTTCGACTACCTCACCGCCAATGCAGACCGTCGGCCCAAGAATTGGATTTCCACCCCCGACGGGCGCATCGTGGGCATTGACCACGCCTTGTGCAACTTCCGGCCCCGTGTTCTAAAGCCTGATTTCGTTAGCGACCTTTGGAACAACGGAGTATCACCAGAATCGCTGCTCATTCTCCAGCCGAAGTTGGCAAACCTCGCCATTGACTTCCACCAGATTGGAATGGGCGACAAGCACGAGACAATGATGCAGAACTTGTCTCAACTCATCGCGGCTTTCCAAACCTTGGCCAAGTTCGCCACGGTAGTGAAATCCGTTGTGGGGGCAGACCGAATCGTTGTCAAGGGCGACGAGCCGGGACATCCGTTCAGAGGCAACCAATGGACTGGTGGAAACGCCGAACTTGCTAAGGGCGCAGCCGAATACGCCAAGAGCGTCGGCTTGCAGCGACCCGACATTGACTACTCCAAGGTGAAAGTCAACCCGTCACGGGCTTTGGAAATCGCCAAGGACTACGTTGCACTGCCGTCTGTGGATGAATCCACTCGTGCTGCCTACCGAGAGTTCGTCAAGGAAACCCATCAGCAATTTGAGTACCTAACCAAGACCCTTGGGGTCAAGGTCGAAGTAGTCAAGGAAGACCCGTACAAGGATGCTGCTGAAATGGCAGCAGACGTTCACGACAACCATCACTTGGCCGTTCTGTCTGCCAGTAGCACTGGTGGCCACCCGTTCGTCACCAACCGGGAAATCGAAGAATTCCGTGCTGTCCACGACGCTTTTGGACACGCTGCCACTGGGCGCAACTTCGACAGGAATGGTGAAGAAGCGGCGTGGGCCAGCCACGCCTCAATGTATGGCCCACTCGCTCGTCAGGCAATGACCACTGCAACTCGTGGTCAAAACTCCGTGATGACCCAACTCGGTGGTGGATTCCCAGAGCAGAAGGGCGCACTGCTCCCAGAGAAGTGGTCAGACCCATCAACAGCGGGGATGTCCGATGATGTAGTGAAATCTGATGGCGACATCCGGCCCTGCTTCGCCGGTGGCCGAGCGCAATACGACTATCAGCAGTCGGATGTCCAAAAGGGCGACGTGGATGGTCACCAATTCCACGGGAACCAGTGGGTCACTGTCGGTGGCAAGTTCAATGCTTCTGGTGGAAAAGCAAAGGCTCCGAAGGCTGCCAAGGCTCCAAAGCCCCGGAAGCCACTCATCCCAGCAGCCAAGCCACCAAAGGCTGCACAAGTAGCCAAGCCAAAGCCTGTTGCCCCATCACCACCGCCTGCCCCTCAGCCTCAGCCTGCTCCAAAGCCAGAACCCAAGGTGGAAAAGCCCTCGGCACCGTTGGCCCCGGCCCCGAAGTCGGCCTCAATTGGGCATATCGCTGCAAAGAGCGAGTTTCCACCGGCGACAACTGCGCTCATCAAGAAACTTGTTTCCGAGTACACCGACAAAGTGGTGTTCAAGAAGGAAGACAACCCCGAACAAAGAAGGGCAACGCTTCAAGAAAACCTCACCAACTTGCTGTTGCAACCCACCGAATACTTGCGACAGCGTGACATTGCTGTAAAAAACAAGTCCAGCGACCCGTCAAGTACAGCAATTCTCCAAATGCTCGGCTACTCCGAGAGGCCAACTGTACTCAGTGAAAAGCAGTTTGCCAATACGCCGGGACAGGTTCTTTATTCTGGCCTTACGGACGGCAGCAGTGGCATTATGACGAAGTTGTCGCAAATGTACTACGGGGATGTCCCCCGTTATGGTGGTGGCGTGTATGGAGCAGCGTTTTACACCTCTCCGGGCAAGTTGACCCCAGCCGGTTATGCTAATTACAAAGGGACAAATGGTTGCATTTTTCGTTGCAAATTAGACAATCCTGCCAATGTTTGGCAATCTGATTACCATCAAAAGGACAGGCCGAGTAACCAGCAACCATATCTGCATAATAGCGACTTGCTGAGCAATGAAACTGCTGCCTACATTGAAAGGTCGTTTATAAACGAAATTCCCGGCGAAGCACACTTTTCACCAGAACAACAAAAAACTCTTGCGTCTATAGGAGAGGCATTTCCTAATCTAGAAGACGCATTTGGTGGTTATGAAATTTACAGTACTCTCCCAGCACTTGCGGGTTTCGACGCTTACCACGACACTACGAACAACTACACAATGGTGTTGAATCGCAGTTCGATGATTCTGCCTGAAAACACCACAGTTTCCGTAAATATGAAAGAATCATACTTTGGAGAAGGGGGTGCCTTACCCAATCCAATTGCTGGAAACCGAGATGGGTTGAAGGATGTCCCTGTCCCGTTGCCCGACAAAGTTGAGAAAGGCGACCTCGTTGGACACCTGTTCCACGGGAACCAGTACACGAATGGCATCCAAGTAGCAACGTTCTTGGCTTCAGCCCTGCATCGCAGGGCAGCGAAGAACGAACCGGGCATCACCAAAGAGATTGCCGAGACTGCTACCGAAGTAGGGGCGCAGCGCATTAAACCAGACAAGGTGCTGAAAAGCGCAGATTCGCTGGCTCGCAAGATTGCCCTTGACGCACGAGACTTCGTTGGCCCCAAGTCCGAAGCCGAACAGCAGGCATCGCTGGCGGTCAAGGATTCAATTCGCTACACCTTGGCGTTGGATGAGAAGAAGTTCAGTGACGGAGTGAAATCGGCTTTGGCAGACCTCCGTAAGGAAGGCTATGAAACCATTGCCATTCGCAACTACTTCAACACCGACCCTCACAACTCCTACAAAGGCATCAACGGCCTGTTCCGCGACCCCATCAAGAACCAAATGTTTGAGGTGCAGTTCCACACCCCGGAATCAGCAGCAATGGCCACGAAGACCCACGGAATCTACGAGCGCATCCGTGACCTGAATCCAAAAGACCCTGCCTACATAAAGGGTCAGGCCAAGATGGTGAAAATGTGGGCCAAAGTTTCCATTCCTGCTGGCGTGGAAGACATCGGCACCCGGAGTATCAAGGCTTCTGCGTGGACGTACTACGAGTATTCCACCACCGAAGGAAAGCCGTTCGCCTACTACCGATACGACGGAACTGACGCAGAGGCTTACGTTGAGGGACAGTGGATTCCAGCATCGGCGTTCTTGGAGAACTGGATTGAGGGCAACCCACTTCTGACTGAACTTGACGGCCCACCAGAGGAAGCGATTTCCAAAGGTGACGTTCCCGGCCACCAGTTTCACGGTAATCAGTGGTTGACCGTCGGGGGTGGCTTCAACACCCGTGGTGGAAAGCCGAGTTCGGCAGCCAAGGCCCCGGCGAAGGCACCAAAGGCACCCAAAGCAAAGGCTCCGAAGGCTCCTAGGGTTCCAAAAGCCCCTAAGCCTGTCGCATCACCACCAGAGCCGAAGCCAGAACCAAAGCCAGAGCCAGAGCCAACCCCACCAAAGGCCGAGACACCAGCACCCGAACTAGAGTTCAAAAGCGAGTTGTCACCAAAGGAGACTGCTGAAATTCGCCAGTACGTCGAAAACGCTTCAAAGGACATCCCAATCTCAGGCCAACTTGGAGACAAGTCGCAAGATGACGCTCGTAGGGCGTTGTTCGCCAAGAATTTGACAATGGTGTTGTGCAACCCCGGCGAATACAACAGGCAATTCAAAATTGCAAAAGAGCAACGAAGCAACGACCCTATGAACGCAGCAATTCTTCAGATGCTTGGATACGGAGCAAAGCCAAGGGTTGTCAGCGAAGAAGAATTCGCCAAGGTACCAACTCCGTGCCTGTTCTCCGGCATCAAGACCGGCTCAACTTCAGTCGGAACCAAGATGTCCCAGTTGTACTACGGGAAGGTTCCTCGCTACGGTGGTGGTTTTTACGGAGCAGCGTTCTACACCTCCCCTGAGAAGTACACCCCGGTGGGGTACACGAGAATTGGTAGAGGTGGAGACAGTTGCATTTTTAGAGCAAAGTTGGAAAGCACATCGAACACTTGGACTTATGACGGCTTGGCCTACGAGAGGCCAGAAGGTATTTCACTGCTGCCCTTGATGAAACAGGGCATCACCCCAGACCAAGCGTCGGCTTACGGCAAAATTGACGCAGTAATGACCGACTACTCAATGAGGATGAGTGCCGTTCCAGCACTTGCTGGCTTTGATGCCCTGACCG